TTGTGTTGTAGTAGTACTTGTTACTTTTACAAATACATTGCCGTATACAATTACAATAGGATTTGGAATTTCAATAGAAGAAAAAGTTCTTGTTTGACTATTACTAGCACCTCCAGGTACTGCTCTAGTCATTGTAATTGTTTCTTCAAAGATTAATTGACCATATCCTTTTTGTCTACTATCAAATATTAATTGATCAGCATTTGCATTTGTAACATCTACTCCTGCTCTTGATACGAGTAGACCATAGTCATTTCCGTCTATTTTTCCTAATAATACTCGTTTACTCATTTTACTAAATAACCTCCTGCGTAAAAGTTTGAATCTGAAGTTAGTATACACCCTTCTAATACTATGTCTAAGTGAGAAAGTTGGTCTATTCTTTCTGTTTTACTATGGTCTGTAAATAGATAATCTCCTACTAATAAGTTTTCTGTTGTTTTCCAACTCCAACTTCCTTCTCTGTTTACATAAAACTCTACATCATTTTCTACAAATAGTTTATTGTTTATGCTGTATTGTTGGCTGCAAACTCCTGTTGTTTTTATTGCTGTTACTTCTCCTTCAATCGGGTTATAAGGATCAAAGTCTTGTGCTTGTAGTTTATCTTCTACAGAGAAATGTTGTATAGCTTTTCTTAATTTATCTGGAGTTGATATATAAGTGTCATTCTTAATGATTTTCATTATAAACCTCCTCCTGGGCTACTACCTGTTGTTACTCGGAAAGTATCTGATACTCCTCCGACTGATATAGTTCCTTGATGTAAAGTAAAAGCATCACTAAGAGTAAATATTCTTACTGTTATTGTATCATTGTTTACAACTGTTTTACTTGAAGTACTAAAAGATCCGTTATTTACTTTGAAGGAACAATTATCACTTGTTGTAAGGGTTGCTGTTGTTCCAGTATTTATTCCTGTAATTGTTACTGTGTCATCATATCTACTTAAAATAGTTGCTCCTGTTACATCTGTAAATGAAAAACTATTTGGAGTTGTATCTGATCCTGCAACTGTTGTAACTGTCATACCATCAGATATTGAACCAATGGTAATTGTTGCTGTTCTTGGTGTACTATTTGTTCCTGCAGAAGGAAGTCTTAAATATATTACATCTCCATTATTAACTGTTTTATTACTTTGGTTAAATGTACTATTGTCTGTACTAAAGCTGCCGTTTGAATCTCCGCTATAAACTGCTGTTACTGCTGTATTTATTCCACTAATTGTTACATTAGAATTATAAGTAGTATTTACTGTAGCATCACTAACGTCGTTAAAAGTAAACTGATTTGGAGTTGTATCTGCAGCTTGTCCATCCTGTTGAAATGTAAAAGTCATTGTATGAGAGTGCCCAAATTGAGTACTTGTTGTATACGTAACTGTAGCAGTTCTTGAACTTGTAGAGGTATTGCTTTGACTTGTTAAATTAAAGTTTCCTGCAGAAGAATTTGTAATAGTACTTGAAAGCCAGCCCCCTGAATTATTACTTATACTTGTTGTTGTTGTTCCCCAATTCGCAGAATAAGTATTGTAGTTTCCTCCAGCTCGTTGAGGAGTTGGAGCATAAGTATTATTTTCTCCTGCTGCACTTCTTCCTGTATAGTTACCTATTCCTGATAATGTTACTACAGGTGGAACAAGTTTTGTTGCTGTAATAGAAGAACTGTTTGCTTCTCCGACATTTCTTGCATAATATGTTACTGCACTTCCACTTCGATTTTGTGAAAAACTGTGTCCATTTGATTGCCAATTACTACCATCATTTGAAACTTGTGGGGTTCCTGTTCCTCCACTTGCTGTTGCTGTTACTGTTTGTGCTGTTCCACTTGTATTTGTTGTTTGTGTAAGTGTTAATGCTGTTGGTGCAGAAGCCGTTACTGCATCTCTATTTGTAACTCTCCAAGTATCTGTAACTCCCCCGATATTTATTGTTGTTTCAACAAAATTACTTGTTCCAAGAGTTGCATTTGAAGTAAGTCGTACATTTATACTTTGTCCATTTGTAATTGTTGTTGAGTTTGTATAGCTTCCGCCATTAACACTTACTGTTCCATTTCCAGAAGCAGTAACAGTTGCAGCTGCATCAATTCCTGATATGTTTATTGTGTTTGAAGTATTTACTGTACTTGCATTAGAGCCTGTTACATCATTAAAAGAAAAAGCGTTTGGTGTTGTATCTGAAGGAGTCGCTGTACTTATAACAAAGTTTCCTGTTACTCCACCAACTGTAACTGCAATAGTTTTTGACCCAGAAGAAGGAGCAGTTCCCGAAGCTGTAATAGTAGTTCCAGTTACAATACCAGTTGTTGGGCTTACTGAACCATTTGTTGCACTTGCTGTAGTAGGATCTAATAATCCCGCCATTGTTGCTGTAGCAGAATGACTACTTCCTGCTGTAGCATTACTTACTGCTGTAAAACTAAAAGAGTCAGGAGCTTGGTCGACTGCTGCTGAGACATGAGCAGTTCCGCTTGACGCTACTCCTCCTTGTTTTGCAAAGTAGTATCTTGTGGTTCCGCGTGTTTGTGTAAAATCTGTTGAAGATTGAAAAGATGTTGGTGCAGTATTTGAAGTATTTACTCCATATGTTATTGTTCCAGAATTATTTGTACCACTTGAAGCAGATACTTGAACTGTATCAGCAAAAGGGGATGTTGTAGCTCTTGCTGTTCTACTTACGCTATTAATTGTTGGTGCAGAGGGAGACCCTCCTGATCCACCTCCTCCTGAAGTACTCGGAGTAGGTTGAGTAGTAGTATTAAAAAGAGCATCTGTTTCCATTTTTCCATATTGGCATGGAATTCGTAGCATAAGTATATCTACAGATACTGAAGCATTTGCTGCTATTCCTCTATCAGATATCCATGGATACCCTGACTGAAAAGTTGTATTTGAATTTTCATATTTTGTTGCATCAATTTGTTTTGCTTCTATCGCATTTATATTTGATCCAGATCCGCTAGTGGTTAGTTCCCAGAGTCCTCCTCCTGAAGTAGTGGGTAGTCCACTTAAATGATCTGACTCTATTTCATAAAGAAGAAATCCTGATGGGTTACGACTTTCATTATATCCACTGGTTGGATTACGAACTCCATTTTCTACAATTTGATATGCTGGAATGTAATAGTTATTATCGGATCCTAGTGTAGAAGGTAGATTTGTTGTGGCTCCTGATGTTGCAGTAGTTATAGTAGTGTCAGTTACTATAACTCCTGATCGAAAAGATCTTTCACTTGTTGCTCCAGAAGCTGTAGTTGTAGCTCCAGAGTTAAACAATAAGTCTTTTGGAGATGATGTTGTAGTTACGTCTACGCCAGGTTTAGATATGAACAATCCATAGTCTGAGCCTTTCTTGCCTAATAATACTCTTTTTGCCATTATGTTGAATCATCCGCAATTATTATTTGACCACCGTTTGCTGCAGAGATTTCTACATAGTTTGTAGTAGTTGCAGAGGTTGTTCCTAGGAATAAACTTCCTGACGCAAGTCGAGTAACATTTGTAAATTGAGTTGCTAATGTTGTATCTGCATTTACTACATTTCCTAAGCCTACATTATCTTTTGTTGTGCCGCCTCGTATGTTAGCTATTGTTTCTGTGGCAGAATCTGCTAGCCCACTAACATTGCTTGATTGAATATTTAATCCAGCTGCTGTAATACTGACTGTTCCTGTTGATCCATTAACAGATTGCACTGGGGCTGCAGCAGCTGCACCACTTGCATTAACATATCCAGTCCCACTATTACTAAAAGTAGAAAGGGTTATACTACTAGTATTTATTGCATCAGCAGTGATTGTTCCTGTATCTATATTTCCGCCATCAATCGTAGTAATAGCACTTCCGCCTACTTCTGAGAATGTTCCGCCACTAAATGTAACAACTCCTGTAAAGCTTGTATGTTTTACAACACTACTATAAGCTACTGAGATTGTAGTTGAACCTGCTGATGACTCTGTTCCATAATATCGAACAGTATAGTGAACATTGCTTGATGTTGCGTCTGTAGTATTTGGAGAGTTTAACCAGACATCGTTTGGTTGGTTTGTAGCTGTACTGATGCCTGTTCCAGTGACTACTCCAGTACCAAATGTATAAGTATTACCGCTTGGAGCGCTTGGGGCAGTGTTAGGGCTAGAGGACTTTTCATAGTATAAATATCCTTGAATTGTTCGTAAACCCGCTGCTCCTGCAGAACCAGAACCTGAAGTAATAATTCCAATCGGAACTTGTCGTGTAAAAGTTTCTCCTGTATCAGTAATACTTACTTTTAATAGTTTTGGTGAAGTACTTGAACTTGCTGAACTTGCATCCACAGTAGCACTTGAAGCAGATAAACTTGTTGCTCCAGTAGTAAATGTTACATCTGATTGTGAACTACCGTCTGCTTCTACTATAGAAAATGTTGGAGTTCCTGATAAATTTTGTAAAGTTGCTGATACAGTAACATCTTGGTTTGAACCTGCGGGATCTAAATTACCATCAGAATCAAAGAAGAAGTTTATTGCACCATGACTAACTTGTATATCTGGAGATAGTATTTTTGATACTCCAGTTACTCCGCCTGTAGCACTTGTTGGGTGATAAGCTGAAGTTATATTTTTTGTTTTTCTTCCTTGTGCCGTTAATCTTCGTATTCTTACCCAATAATATTTTGTTCCTGCGCCTGCAGTTGTATATGTAAAAGTTGTTACATTACCAAGTTCAACATG